GCTGAACCTGATCGAAGAGTTCATCAGTAAACAAGACACCGGGGAAAATCTCGAGGCGTTGAAAGAGACCGACCCCATTGGTTATGCCGTCAAGGTAGCCGAGCGCACAGAGCGCGAGAAGCAGCTTTCGATGGTTCAGGCCGAGAAGCAGCGTATTGCTCAACAGCAAAACGCCGAGCGTCAAGCCGAACTAGCCCAAGCTGTTCAGCGTGAAGCGCAGCGACTTGCGGAGGTGATTCCTGACTACGCGCACCCTGAGAAGGGAACCGAAGTCAAGAAGATGGTTCGAGAGTTTGCCAAGTCTGTCGGATATTCCGAGCAAGAGTTGGCGGCTGCTTACGACTCCCGAGCTGTTCAGGTTCTGTATATGGCCGCGCAATACGCGAAGTTACAGAGCCAGAAGCCTCAAGTAACCAAGAAAGTAAGCGAAGCGCCGAAGATGCTTCGTCCAGGCAATGCAGCGACTCAAAAGGTAGCGGCAGACGAAACAGTAAAGAAAGCTCATTCGCAGTTGAGGAAGTCTGGAAAAGTCTCCGATGCTGCGGCCCTGTTTGAACGTCTACTCTAAGGAAACATCATGACCCAATTTCGTACCTACGCCGCTGTTGGTCTGCGCGAAGACCTGAGCGACATCATCTATAACATCGCTCCCACCGACACGCCTTTCATGTCCACCGTGGGCAAGACCAAGGCTACGGCTGTCTACCACGAGTGGCAGACCGACTCCCTGGCCGCTGCTGCTGCTAACGCCGCAGTTGAAGGTGCTGACGCTTCCACCGCGACGCTCAGCCCGACAACCCGTGTTGGCAACCGCACCCAGATCAGTCAGAAGACTGTTGGCGTGACCGGCACGCTGCAAGCCGTTGACAAGGCTGGCCGCAAGTCGGAACTGGCCTATCAGCTGTCGAAGGCTTCGTCTGAGATCAAGCGCGACATGGAGTTCACGCTGCTGAACAACACCGTTCAGGCCAATGGCACGGCTGGTTCTACCGCCCGTGTGTTGGGTGGCCTCCAGACCTGGCTGGCGACGAACGGCGACTTCGGTTCGGGTGGCTCTGCTGGTTCTTCCGGCACGACCGCTCGTACCAACGGCACGAACCGCACCTTCACTGAGACCGAACTCAAGACGGTCATCAAGGAAGTGTTCGAGTCCGGTGGTAGCCCGAAGATTCTGATGGTGACCCCGGCGCACAAGCAGACGGTTTCGGCTTTCGCCGGTATCGCTGCCCAGCGTTACATGGCCCCTTCGGATGCTCCGACGACCATCATTGGCGCTGCCGACATCTATCTGTCGGACTTCGGCTCGGTGAGCGTGGTTCCCAACCGCTTCATGCTGTCGGGCAACTCTGCTAACGAAGTGGCCTTCGTGCTTGATCCCGAGTACGCTGCTGTTGCTTATCTGCGTCCCTTCCAGACCATTGAGTTGGCGAAGAACGGCGACTCGGATCGCACTCAGCTGCTGGTGGAATACACCCTCGAGGTCAAGAACGAAGCCGCTCACGGCATCATCGCTGACCTGTCGTAAGCCGATTTATCGGTGACAACTAAGGGGGCAGGGGAAACTCAGCCCCCTTTTTCACATGAACATCAACGAAATCGCAAAGAACACCAAGGTAGTCCAGCGCAAGGCTCACGCCGCTGAAGATGGCGGGATAGTGATCGAGAGTTCGCAGGATGTGGGTGGGATCATTGAGTCCAATAAGGCTCAATTCAACTCATACGATGAACGCGCTCGATGGAGTGACCATTTGTTTGGGAACAAGATCGCCTCGGTTCCTTTGGTGGTGATTGACGATCTCAACAAAAAGGGCATCATGCGAGGGTTCCATGTGGTTGACCAGGCCCGATTCAAGGAATGGCTCAACAATCCTGACAACCGCGCATTCCGCACCCGTCCAGGGAGGGTCTGATGGCAATCTCCACTTATTCCGATCTCAAGACCGCAGTTGCAGACTATCTGGCTCGGTCTGATCTGACCAGCAAGATTCCTGACTTCATCACATTCGCAGAGAACCGCCTTCGCCGGGACTTGCGGATTCGTCAGATGCTCAAGCTGGTCAATGCGACGATGACCGCTAATGACTCCACGCTATCGCTTCCGAGCGACTTCCTGGAGATGCGGGATATCCATCTGAACACAACTCCCAACTTTGCTTTGGAGTACCTCTCTCCCAATATCTTCTATCGCAACGCCGACGCGACGAACACGGGTGTTCCGAAGAAATACACGCTGCTGGCGAGTGACTTCCAGTTCGCGCCGATCCCGGACTCTGCTTACAACGTGCGGATGCTGTACTACGCAGCTCCGGCCTATCTGAGCGACTCCAACACCTCAAACATGTTCCTGGCGAACTGTGCGGATGCTCTGCTTTATGCCTCTCTTGGTGAGGCAGAGCCGTACATCATGAACGATGAACGACTTGCGACCTGGGCCGCGCTGTACCAGCGAGCAATTGACTCTATCAATGCTTCCGATGATCGAGGAGAATACGCAGGTGTTCCTCTCACCATGACTTTGGCTAGGAGATAAAAATGGCTGAAATGTCCAACTATTTGGAGAACGCGCTTGTAAACGCGACTCTCCGCAACACTTCTTACACGAGTCCTGCGACGGTTTATGTGGCGCTATACACCACAGACCCCACCGATGCGGATACAGGTACTGAGGTGAGTGGAAACGGATACGCTCGTCAGAGTGTGGCCTTCTCTTCTCCATCAAACGGAGCAACATCGAACTCGGCAGCTGTGGAGTTCCCACAAGCCACGGGTTCGTGGGGTACTGTGGCCTATATTGGTCTGCGGGATGCTTCTTCTGGCGGGAATCTGCTGTATCACACCGCTTTGGATGCATCTAAGACCATCGCAACGGGTGATGTGTTCCGCATCGCTATTGGCTCGCTGACCGTTACGCTGTCGTAATGGCTGATCTCTACCCACCGTGGTCGATTGATTCCCTTGATAACCTCAAGGCGAGTCTTGATGATCTCACGCTGACGCTTGATTCTCCGCTTTACATCACAAGCGTTACTCGGTGGGATGGGGTTGGTTCTGTTTCTGCTTCTGCGAGTGTTACGGCAAACGGAATACGGGTTCAGTTAGCGTCTGCATCAATAGATGCCTCGGCGACAGTAACCGCGAATGGCTCTGCTGTTCAGTACGCATCAGCGGATATCACCGCTTCAGCGTCAGTTACGGCAGATGCACAAATTGTCAAGAATGCAGCTGCTCAGATAACCGCAGAAGCAACAGTCACAGCCTCTGGTGGACTGGTGGTTGATGGGGCTGCTCAAGTCTCTGGGCAGGCAAGTATTAGCTGCGCGGCTTCTTGTACTTTTGCTGGCAATGCAAACATTTCCGCATCAGCAGACTTTACGGCTCAGGCGATACGGATTCAGTATGGCGATGCAGCGATTGCTGCCTCGGCAGATGTTTCATGTGACGCCCAGATCGTTAAAGATGCTTCTGCTGAAATTGTCGCTATTGCAACTGTTACCGCAAATGGCGGCTTAGTTGCTAATGCAGAGGCACAAATTGATGCAAGCGCAGATGTTTCTTGTTATGCCAATGCCACCTTCTCCGCTATTGGTTCTGTTATTGGAGTGGCAACCGTCACTTGCGATGGAACCAAGCAGGGCCAGGAATGGAATGATGTAGTGGTTCCTGTGGACACATGGACGCTCGTGGTTGATACTGAAACCGCTTGGTCAGTTGTGGCAAATGATGAGACCGCTTGGACTGATGTTACAGACACCACTACGAACTGGACTCCAGTTGCCGCTTCTGGTGGAACATGGGTGAGGGTGTGAAATGCCTGAAACTAAGATTACATTCGGAGAGTGGTTGCCAGATCAGCCTGGCATCGCTGGTGCGCTCCAATCTGCATACAACGTCTATCCTCAGCAAATTGGGTATGGCCCTATCCCGAGCCTGACGGACTACTCAAACTCGGCCTCTGAGAACCTGACTCGCGTCTTCTCTGGGAAGATTGCTAGTTCTTCTACGATGTTCGCGGGAGGAGCGACCAAGCTCTTCAAGTACGACTCAACCAACCGAAACCTTACAGATGTTTCCAAGGTTGGTGGGTATACGGGCGGAAATTGGAGCTTTGTCCAGTTTGGTGATGTGGTTCTTGCGGCGAACAACTCGCAAAAAATTCAGTCTTTCACACTCAATAGCAGCACCGCGTTCGCCGATGTAGCCGCCGCTGCTCCGGTCTGTAAGTATCTGACTGTTGTCCGCGACTTCGTGGTCGCTGCAAACATCTCATCTTATCCGAACCGAGTCCAATGGTCTGACATCAACGACGAAACGGATTGGACTTCCGGGCCGACCTCACAGTCTGATTTCCAGGACATTCCCGATGGTGGGGATATTCAGGGGATAACTGGTGGAGAGTTCGGACTTGTCCTGTTGGAAAAAGCTGTGGTGCGGATGACCTATATCGGCTCTCCGCTTTACTTCCAATTCGACACCATCTCTAGAGAGATCGGGTGCTATGAGCCTGGTTCTGTAACCCAGTACGGGAACATGACCTTCTTCCTGTCGGATGACGGGTTCTATATGTGCGATGGACAGAGGGTAACGCCAATCGGTGCTGAGAAGGTTGATCGCTGGTTCTGGGATGATCTGTCTCCCTCGTACACGAAGTTCAGTGCCGCGATTGATCCGGTTAAGAAGGTGGTGATCTGGTGCTATCAGAACACCAATGCAGGCTATTCGCTCTTGGTTTACAACTGGCAGCTCAACCGCTGGTCTTACGGAGCAACTGCGGCTTCTTACATTTCTTCGGCAGCGACTTCTGCTGTGACCCTTGAGGGTCTTGATCTGTTCTCGGCCTCGATTGATGCGCTGGGCGTGTCTTTGGATGCTCGTCAATGGCTAGGTGGTCGGTTGGTTTTCGCCGGTGTTAGAGATGCCAAGATCGTTACCTTTGAGGGACAGCCTATGTCTGCCTTCATTGAGACTGGCGATCTCTCTTCCATCGCAAGCATCATCACCCTGGCGCGTCCCCAAATTGATAACGGGTCTGCGACTGTGGCGGTTGCCTCTCGTGAGATGCTGGACGATGACATCATCTACTCCACAGCGGTGGCCGCGAGCAATGAGAACCGAGTCTCTCTGAGAAGCTCCGGAAAGTACCATCGCGTGAAGGTTGTGCCTACTGGCGACTGGACAACGATGGCCGGGGTTGATGTGAACATCGTCGGGAGGGGCCGTCGATGATGTTTCGTGTTCTCCCCCCGTTTGGCGCTGATCCTCGAGGTATTTCCGAGGTAGTCAATGGGTTGATGAATGGCAAGTCCAACAACACGGGGATTGTCACTCTCGCCACGGGTGGGGCGTTGACCACGACTCTCTACGACGAGCGGATCAGCACAGACACGAAGATAATTCTGCTCCCGTTCTCTGCTGCGGCTTATGTTGACCAGCTGCCTTTCGGAGCGTTCCAGGATTCAACCAATCAGACTGCGGCCTCCACCACAGCGGCCTATGCGGTCACCCTGAACACGACTGATTACTCAAATGGGATCACGGTCTCCAACAGTTCTCGGATCAACTTCAAGAACCCCGGGACATACAACATACAATTCTCGCTCCAGTTCACAAATACAAACTCGCAGATTCATGACGTGGACATTTGGTTCAGGAAGAACGGAACCAATGTGGCCGCGAGTAACAGTCGGTACTCAATCCCCAATAAGCATGGCAGCATCAACGGCCATCTAATCGCGGCTTTGAATTACTTTATTGAGCTGGCGGCAAATGACTACATGGAGGTCATGTGGGCAACAACCTCAACAGCGGTTTCGATTGAACAACTCCCAACTCAGACAAGCCCGACTCGTCCGGCGACTCCGAGTGCAATCGTGACGGCAAACTGCGTATCAATGGCGAGCATTGCAAATGTGTACGTTTCATCGCAGACTCAGGGATCGGCAACTATCAGTCATTACGCTAATTCCACAGCCGATAAGACCTTTGCTTACATTTTGGTGGGATGATGGAAGCACGATTGATTTCCGCGAACGATCTGCGACAATGGTGGGGATTCGTCAGACCAGGGCTGCTGCAGATTCTGCACAAGACTCCGGAACATTGGATACCCGAGGACGTCTACACGGACTGTTTTAACGGGAAATCTATGCTCTGGGTCGGCCTGGTAGATGCAAGGCCAATCGGGTTCATGGTTCTCCAGCCCCGAAACGACGCACTCCATGTTTGGTGCGCGTACCTTTCCGAAGTCGGGTACTTCGACGCAGGCTGGCAGCATCTCATGAACATTGCTCAACACGGTGATGCGAAACGCCTCACTTTTGAATCTTGGCGACCGGGTTGGACGCGCAAGGCAAAGCAACTCGGTTTTAAGCCCCGCTCGTGGGCGCTGGAGGTCTAAATGGGTGGTTCTACTCGAACTCAAACGACAACGAACGAACTCGATCCCGCAGTCCGTCCGTATGTCCAGTATGGCCTGAGCGAAGCCCAACGGCTCTATCAGACAGAAACTCCTCAGTATTACCCTGGGCAGACCTTTGTCGGGCCTTCCGCGCAGACTCAGCAGGGCTTGACAGCGCTCCAGAATCGGGCGATCTACGGCTCTCCTCTGCTTCCCGGCGCTCAACAGCAGGCTCTCTCCACTATTCAGGGCCAATACCTAGGTGGAAACCCTTTCTTCCAAGGGGCATTTCAGCCTGCCGCGCAAGCCGCACAGCAGTCTTTCTATGACGCAATGCAGAACATCAATTCGCAAGCGTCTAGGGCTGGTCGGTACGGATCGGGTGCGATGGGTCAGCTTCAAGACCGCGCTTCTGGTCAGTTGGCTCAGACTCTCGCGAATACTGCGGGTCAGTTGGCCTTCCAGAACTACGAAGCCGAACGCGCTCGCCAGCAGGCAATGATTGGTGGCGCTCCTGCTTTGGCGGCTGCTGACTACGGTGACATTCAGCAACTGATGGGTGCAGGGCAGACCGCAGAGCAGTATCAACAGGCTGCGCTTCAGGCCGACATCAATCGCTTCAACTTCCTTCAAGGGCTTCCCCAGGCACAACTCCAGAACTATCTGGCTGCGGTGCAGGGTTCTCCTAGAGGCTCCGTTCAAACGACTCCTGTCTATACGAACCGCGCTGCTGGCGCTCTTGGTGGCGCTCTGGCTGGTGGTCAGATGTTCGGGCCTGTAGGCGCGATTGGCGGCGGTCTCCTTGGCCTTTTGGGTGGGTGATATGAATGAACT